CCGGCAGCTCCATAAAGAGTTTTAGAATAATCTCCACCAGCTCTTTTTATTATTCCAGATTGTCGCATTGTTTCTTCGGGTGAAGTTCCAAAAACATTTCCCATTTGAATTGCGGCTTTAAAAGATTTTCCGGAAGTAGCTTCTTTAGCTCCTGAAAATTTCCCACTTTGCATTGTATAAGATTTTATACCACTGGCAACTTCATTTGCAAGAAACATTCCCTGTCTTTTTTTATACATTCCAGCAATTCCAGCAGTTCCTTTTTGCTGTCCTGCTAACGAAATATAAGCATCTGCAACTTGATTTATTTTTGAAATTGCAAAACCAGTTATGCCTAAAGCCGCTCCGGCAATTGGTATTGAAGCTCCAATTCCACCTAAACTCGCACCTTTTCCAGCTCCACCGGCAACTTTACCAGCTCCACCTAAAGCTGAAGTCCGTGCTTGTTTTTGTACTGCTCTTTCAAGTTTTTTATTGGAATCTATAAGTTTTTTAATTGAAGAATCAAGATTTTTAGTTTGATTTATGCTTTTATTTATATTTTGTGGAGAAGATATTTGTTTTTTTTGCATACCAGCAAGCTGTTGTCTTTGCCTTTGAAATTGACTTGGACCACCTTTTTTACCAGCGTCTTTATATTCAAATTGAATTTTATAAGCCATTTTACTTAATTATACCTCGTCCTTCAAGCATATCTAATATATTTTTATTGTTATATTTGTTATTTCTTTTAATCATCTCTTGAACTTGTTGTCGTTCCTTTTCTTCTTCATTTTCATCTTTTATTTTATATTTTCTATCAAGTTCATCAAGTTTATTTTGTTTTAAATTCTTTAATTTTTCTTTTTTTAGCTTATTTATATCCTTTCCGTGTAGTTTTGCAAGATCAATTTCAGCTTCTTCCAGCTTAATTTCACTTATACTTGTTTCCATTATTTCAGCTTTTTCTCTTTGATACGAAACATCTATAGACCAACCTTCCACAGATGGAATTATGCCACATAAATAGACAAGAAACACTTTTTGAATTTCATGAAGATTGTTTTTGTCTATTGTTGACGGAAATATGCCAAAATGCTTAATCATAAAACCGTCAACAAAATATTTATGCTTTAGAGCTTCCTTCATAGGATTTATTTTTTTTTAATTTCTTCTCTATTGAAGAAGTAAATTTGACAATTGCATCGTATAATTGATCACGTAAATCGGTATCAGCAATATCTGCAGCAGTATCAATCTCCCAATCTCCTATTTTATCAGGTAATTCAGCACAAACATCAATAGTTGTATTTTTTATTATAGACATGTTGCTTTTCATATCCATAGATTCAACAGATAATCCATTTCTAAGAAAACCGCCCTTAACGCCAATTTCTATTTCTTCACGATTAAGAATGGCTTTGATCTTAAAATCGATTCCTTTAATTTTTACGGATTTTGAAGTTTCTAAATTTAACAAATTCATTTTTTCTTTTATCCTTTTTGTTTATATTTTAAGATGTTTGAAGCCCTGGAAGTACCAATTTACTTCTCCATCTTGTTTGCAATGTATTTAATGCCCCTACCGCAATATTCAAATCTCGTCCACTTGGTTTACAACCTAATGCTGTACTTAAAACAGTCAACGTATGAATATCCATTACAGTGAAAGCATAATAACCAGCACTATTTATGTTGTTTGAACCGTCCGGTCGCCACCCTGGAACAGATAAAGCTCCTTCAATGTCCTCTCCAAGCAGTAAAAAAGTTCCAATAGTTATATTTGCATCATAAGAAAGTGATTTAAAATCTCTATTCCCATAAAATCCAAGCGTTTGAATTCCTTCTAATGCAAAATCTTCAGATGTTGAAAAATCGGATGCATACGCAATAATTCTATTATCCTGCATAATTATTGAATCAATCCCAGCACCAACGGGAGCATTGCCTTCTGGAGTTGCACCATTATAAAATGACATATTATTGTCCTCCTATTTATTATATTCGTTGTCCTGGAACAACAAAAGTATTTGTTATAAAAGCAAATCTTGGAGTGATAGACATTGTTAATGTTGCTTTTAGTTGCCAAACTTCACCGTTCAATTCAAAAGATACATCTTCGAATGCCTTTTGACCATCAGGTCCATTTGTAATCCATCCTTTATTATCTCTATAATCAGGATAAAGTTCAGTAAGAACCCAATTATTAATTCCTGAAATAATAACACTATTAGCAACTTTATCAAGTTTTCTAATTTGTTCTTTTACTTTCAGTTCTTGATCTTTTGTAAGAACATTAATCAAATAAACTGTTGCCGGATTTGTTCTTGTTACTACAGAACCTTGATAAGTTGTATTATTTGATTTTATTTCAAATTGACTTCCGGAACTTGCGTCTTCTGAAAGTTGAATTATAGTTGCTCCTGCATCTATATAATCAGATCTATCTTCAGATTTTATTTCTGGCGTTGATAAAACATTTAGATATTTAAAAACAACATCCATTCCAACGCTATTTGCATAACGTAAACCTGAAATCATTGCATACAAATAATAAGGATCAAAGGTTTTTCTTTCTTTGTTTACATAATCATATCTATCAAATTCAGATACACAATACTCAAGATATGCAGAATTTAGAGACTTCATTTCAGCAATTCTTAAAGCTTTTGTATTTACTGAACTTCCAGAACCAAATCCAGATTGTCTATATTTAGCTTTTTGTAAATCATTCATGGATTCAACATGAGATTTTACAAGAGCATGAATTGTTTCAGAACCAGTCATTACAACGATATTATTTAATTGATACGATTCAAGTTTTATCAATGCATCTGTCCAATCCTGAGTAGTGGCTATTGAAACCGTTCCACCTGTAAAATATTGATATTCAGATAGATTATCAGGAATAACTCTTGTTGCTCCGGAAGAAAGTTCAACATCTAAATCTTCCAAACTTCTTAATTGTCTAATAATTGCTTCTACAATACCAAGAGATTCATAAGCAGATGTTTTAATGTCTTGAGTAGTAACAATATCAAAATATAAAGGATTTTCATCCGATTTACCTGTTAAAAGACAAGTGTAAGCAGGTTGATTATTGATGAAGTTTATTAAACTTCCTAAATCTTCAAAATCTGCCAAAGTTATGCTTAAATCTTCACCACCCGGACCACCGGTTATTGTTGTCGATAAAGTGGTATCGGTTATAGACATTGTTGCACTTGTTCCAGCTCCGACATATTGAATGCTTATCATTGTCAAATTCACATCGTCTTTTTCAAGAACAGTCTCACCTTTATAAATAACTTCAATTAGTTTCCCAACATTTGAACCAGCAGAAATCTTAATAGCATAAGTATTTCCATCAGTTCCATATTTTTTTGATTTTATATCAATAATATCAACAGCAGACGCTTGCAATGATGTTTCAGCTTGTGTCATTTGATTAACAACAATACATTTAGCTTGACTTGGAGTGTTAAACCTGTCATCTTTTGTTGGAGTTAAATAAAATTCAGCTCCATAATATAAGTCTCCGCCACCGAAAACTTCCAATGCTTGAGATTGACCACTAACAATATTTAAAACATCTTCAATTTTGTCTTCCGCATTATATGGAACTCCCCCCTTACTGGCTTCTCCCAACAATACAACCTCTCCTATTAAAGCTCCAGCACCTTCATTCTCAGGGAAAATTCTTTTTGTATATGTACCAGGCTCATTTATTCTTCGTCCTGCAAAATCATAAAAAACACCCATAATTATTGCTCCTTAAATTCATAAAAATTTTGTATTACTTTATCCCACTCTTCTTTTGTTTTCTCATCAATTTTTTTACAACCATCTTGTCTTAAATACCAATCAAAAACAACAGAATCTAATTTTCTATTAGTTGAATAATTTGCTAAGTACCCCAAAATAGTGAACTTTGAAGTTTTTTTCTCTTTCGGTTTAACATATTCTTCATTTTTAGAAACTTCTACTTCTTCTTTTTCTTTTTCGCTCATATTATTCCTCTCCTGGAATTCGTGTATTTATTTCAGTCTGCAAATCTGTTGTTCTATTTTCTGTAAAAATCATATAATTATTATATGTATTCAGAAAGCTTATTGTAAACTCAGTACCATATAATATTCTACCAAACTGAAAATTTGTCAATCCTTTTACGGATGATATTTCCATGTTTTTAATTTTAGAATTATCTCCAAGATAACCAGATAGAATGTCTCTCAATACTGAATCAACCAAGCTTGATATTGTTATATCTCTATCGGCACTTTGACACCAAACAGAAATACTGACTTCTTCTTTTTTCTCATACTTTCGTTGTTCACAAAACATTTTTTCATTTTCATTTAATCTTTGATATGTTTGCAATATATTGTCAATTTGAGAATCTGTTATAATTCCACTTTGAACACGTTGCTTCATCGGTATATTTCTAATTTCAGATATATTTGTATTCCAATCTTCATCAAAAATATGAGATTGAGTTTTAAATCCAAGAGTTTTTGCTT